ACTAAAGCCTTTGGATCTGGTGTAGCCGCATCTCTAGCCTCGTTCAACCCGGTAGTATCTCTAATCATTTGCAAGTAATAATTGTATGTACCAATTAAACTTTGCATTTTAGCACCACCACCTGACTGTATTTCTTGAATAGGTATTTTACCTGGATTAGGAGCACCATCTATTGTTTGCGATCTACCAATTATACTACCAGTTTGGAAGAACATGTTTAAGGCTTCTTGTGGATTATAGTTTGTTCCGTTACCTAAATCTATCTCTGCCAAACCATCAGCATCTAAATAAATACCATCAGGTATCATACGTGACATTACTTGCTGTAGTTTCAAGTGTGTTAGCTGTATCATATCTGCAAACCCAGTTATTCTACTAACTAAACTTTCTATCCTACCCTCATACATACGTGGTGCACATATAGAATAGTTCATTGTTACTTTAGTAAAATCACTTTTAGGACGCATCATGTTTTTAGCCTTACTCCATTTAAGTAATTTACCAGTGCCTAATATTAACACACCCTCGTATAAACACTCTATCTTTCTACCTAGTCTTTCAAACGCTAAATTCTCACCTACGGGTGGGTTAAAGCTATCGTCTTTTTCTATAAGTTTTTGTAGCCCAACAGATGTTTCTTTTAACTTGTACACTTCGTGATTGAAAGTTTTATAGTTAAAGTACAATACGTCTATTTTATTTTTATCTTCTTCATTATAAGCTCTACGGTTACTGTATCTATAGTTATGCTTATAATTATTTTCTGTTATTTCTTTTAACTCTTCGTTAGATATATTTGGAAATTGTTTTATCAATTCGTTTACAGGGACTGACTTTACTTCTCCAACATAATACAAATCATCAAAATAAGGTGATTCAGTATAAGAGTATACTAGATTAGCTGGATCAACGTAATCAACCGTAACACCTTCAGAAGTATTAAAAGAAGTTTTACAAGCACCAATACCTAAAACAGTTAAATCATATATTAATCTTCTTCTAGTTAAATCATATTTGTTACCGTCTAACAAAGTGTTTATAGCTTGTTCTTCAGCTATCTCAACAGACTGCTTATAATTTAAAGACATATGTAAGTCTAATTCTTCTTGAGTCTCTGGAACATCTTCACCCTTGTTTTGTGTAAAGTCCATGTTCATTAAGTTTTGAGCCATTTTATCAAACTCTTTAGCTCTCATGTCTTTTAAAACTCCCTCCATATAAGCAGTTCTTTTTTCTACTCCGTATGGATCTTGAGAATATGCTTTTATAGAGTATTGTCTTTCAGATATACCGTTTACAACAATATCTACAAATTTAGGTATAATTGGAACTGGTTTCCAGTCTAGGTTTAAATAGCTTAAGTCACCATTTATTGATAACTCATCTTTGTATTTTTGTATTGATTGTTCTCCTCTAGCGTATAGTCTTAGTCTGTGGAAATTATTTATATGGTTAGAATATCTATTCCTACCGTTTCTTTCACCATCAAACCACTCGGCCTCAATAGCTCTAGCTACTTTTAGACCGTACTCCTGCGATGATTTTTCTATATCGCTAACTACTTGGCTTGGAAAATTATAGTTACCTCTCATATTATTCTTTAATTAATTTGGACATACCGCCTGTATTAGAATATCTAGCAATATTTATGTTTAATTTTGGTTTTTCTATTATTGCGTTTGGAGCATACAAATGTCTATTACAGGCCATAACAGCTAATCCACTACTTATTGTTGCGTCAAACTTTGTTCTTTTGTTTATATCAAATCTAGCCCAATCATTTAGTGTGTTATTAAAATACATGTTACCGTAATTACCATCGCCTAAATGACCCACGTGCTGTTGTATATACATCTCTATAGCGGCAGCATGAGCTTGTTTTATATCTTCACTTGAGTTTGGTATACCGCCTATCTCTCTTTCTGTTACCGATAGTTTGTTCCAAACCTTGTCAGGTCTATTCATACTATAACCTCTATAACCTCTACGTCTTAAATAGTATAACAACCTTGGTTTATTATTTTCTGCTAGTAATGGCATACCATAAAATACTAGCGACATTAACACATCTTCAAAAAATATTTCAGCTGTTTGTGGTCTAGCTATATACTCTAAAAAAAACTGATTAGGTGGAGCGTCTTCCATGCTAAACTTAGTTAACCCGTGCAAAGCACCATTAGAACCTCTACCGTCTACTGTTCCTGATATATCATAACTGTCACAACCGAAAGCACCCATGTGTTCGTTTGCTGGATATTTAATACCACCTTTGACTATTATTTTATTTTGCAGGTGTTGTGGTGGTGTCCAGCTAATTTTAAATCTACCCTGTGGGTCTGGATAAAATATAACCTGTGTGTCTTTAATACCGTTTACCCATTGAAAGTTACCGGTATTTACAACAGAGGAGCTACCTATACCCTCGTTATAATCTATTTGTTCGTATAACTTAACTAGGTTAAATATACTATTTTTTGTTTCATCTCTAAACGCGTGTTCTTCAGTTCGCGGAAACTGTCTGTAAAACTCATTTAAAGCATCTGGATCTCCTTTTAAACCCTCTGCTTCGTTGTTCCAGTGCTCTATTATTCCTATATCTATTAGTTCACCATCTGGTCCGAGGACATCATCGTTTGGGTTATTAAATACTGGACTTCCGTATTCATCAATAAATCCTTCATAGTTCCACTCCATTGGAATAAAAAGAGAATATAAACCAGATTTTGTCTGTCCATTTCTATTTCGCTTGGTAACGTCAGAATCATTATATAGTTTTTTAAAATTATCTCCACCTTTGTCTAAAGCGTTTGATGTTGAACCCATCATGCACTTACCAACTATTTTAGCACCTAACCTTAAACAAGTTTTAGTAACTCTCCAATTGTTTAATATATTATCTGGTCTTTCCCACTTACCACTTTCATCGTGAACTAATAAATTAAGTTTTTCTCCATCATAACTATTGTCACCAGTATTTTTCCAATCTATAGTTGTGTCTAACCCTTTAATATCTTCAAGCTGTTCGTTTGTTGTAATCTTCTTTCTTGTAAACTTACTAGCTGGTACTCTATAAGCAAGTTCTGACTTTGGTCTATCCATACCGTCTTGTATCGGTTTGAAAAAGAAAGGATAGTTAATACTAATTGGTACAACTTTATCAGTAAACATTTTTTTAGCGTCAGCACCTGATTTAGATAATATACCATATCTACTATCACTTGATATTGTAGCTAAATTAACTGTTTCAGCTGAAGACATAAAACTAAAACCAGAACGCCTGTTTTTAAGGTAACACATACCATAACATCTTTTATCTGCTTTACAAGCTTCCCAGAATATATAAAACAGTCTATTAGCTTCTCTATAATCTGGAGCCCCAACATCAATCTTGCTCCATTGTAAATACATGTAGTGTGTGCCTGTTATCCAAGTTGGTTTACCGTTATTCATAAACCAAAAGCCCTCATCTCTTCTTTTAAACTCCTCGTCTATATAATCGAACCATTGATCTTTACTTTCTTCGGGGTAAGCTCTCCAGTCGAATATGTTTTTAATTCTTTGTAGTTCTTGAGGATAATCTATTTTTTTCCACTTATTTTCTTGCAGTCCATGTACTTGCACGGGCACAGGTGGTAAAGCAATGCGCAAGTTTTGGATTTCAAGTATTTCACCAATTTTACCAGTTTTTGATATAACGACAATATCATGTTCTTTATTGTATCCATATTTCCATTTTTTACCACGGTTTAAACGTGTGATTGTTGTTTTCTTTACAGGTTCTATGACCTTAACTAAACTTTGACTGTACATTACTTAGATCTACCTTCTGCGAATCCTTTAAAGACTTTTTTCTCTGCCTTTTCAGGTGTTTTGCCCTCAAGGATGTTATTTTCTTCTTGAATTCTGTTAAGTATTTCAAACGCGTCAAATATTGCTAGTTTTTTAGTAGCTGCAGCGTTCTTCAGTCTATCAGCAGAAACATCATCTTCTGTATTAGTAATAATCTTTTCTCTAGCTACATTGATAAGTTCTTCAACTGCTTTGTGCCCAGCTTGGATTATAAGCTTCTTCGTTTCCTTGGTATTCATATTTAATTGTAATAAATTTATTCATAACTCTATATAAACGTTTACCGTCTATAACAAACTCGTAAGTTGAAAAAGGTGTAAATCCTACAAGATCACCAATCTCATTAACACCGTCGGTATACTTAACTATACCTACACACTGTTCTTCTGTCTCTACATCTAACGAGTTTCTTTGTTTTATAGGTTGTACAAAACAGTAACCATCTGTAGCTTTCCACTTGTCATTTCTTTTGTATAAAAATATTTGATCTTCTTTTATAAGATAAGTATTTTCATTAAAAAAACTTCTACTGTTCTTTTCTCTTCCCTTGACATCAAGCCATCTTCTAAAAACGTTATGGTGAGTTATAATAGTATCTCCTGGTTTTATTTTTGTTTTATAAGCTGTAGGTACAGATTTAACAATAGCTTCTCTATTTACAAATTGATGATTAAATATTTCAGTGTTAATAATAAGATCTTTATCACCAACTTTAGTTATATTGTTATATCTACTACCTTTTGGCTCTATAACAAAGTCAAAAGGTGCTTTCATTAGTACTCTAAATTATATTCTACAGATATTGCCATGTTCTTGTTAAAGTCTTTCCAAGGTAAAACGTCTTTATTCTTTTTTATATATATAGAATACTTATCTTCATCTTCAACAATATTAGATATAGTATGCCCACCATAAACATCTTGGCCTACAGCGTAGTGCATAGCGTTTTCCTTATAGTCTTTACCTACGGTAATTTTTCTAATTAATTTTGCCATTGTTCTCGTAATTTATAGTACCATCTTCAATATTAATATCAGCCGTACCATAACTCTTTTCAAGTCCTAACTGCATGTCACGTAAGTTTTGTTGCATTATTGTCACGTGATGTAATAGATTATGTTTCTTAGTTTCAAAGCTACCTATTTCTAGTTGAGCCCTGTTTATGTTATCAATAATTGATTGTACTTTATTTAATTCGTCGTTAGTTATTTTTGAAGGCTTTTTAGCCTTCGGTGTTTTTCTTTTTGCCATTTTATTTAATTTAATTTAATTATTTATTTTTTTATCCAGCAGCGTTGTTAGTACTAAATGTAGGTGCATTAGCCCCAGCACCAAGAGTACCTACATAGCTGTTTATTCTATCTGTAACAGTAGTACCTGTTCCTTCGTTGAAAGGCCAATGTGCTATAATTGTACCTACGGTGTTAACGTTACCTGGGTTTGATGATCCACTATTGTAAAGTGTTGTAACTTCACTAGACGATAAAACAGTTGAGTATACAGCAAAGTCATCAAGATAACCATTATAGTCTGCGTTACCATTAAATGATGTACCAGCTAAAAACTCTACACCACCAGCACCATCTTGACCAAGTGTACCGTCAGCAGTGTCATCAAAGTCTCCGGTTAAAGTAGCTGTTAATGTTGTAGTTGTTCTTAAACTACCATCGTAATATAGTTTAAGTTCGTTTTCACTAGCTCTATCCCAAGTAACTACTATATGATGAAAGTTGCCATCTCCCTCTTGCGTGCCCGATGGAGCATAGTTTGCTATTTTGTTAGCACCACCCGCTCTATATGTCCCTGTAAAACTATCATCACCGTGCTTATACTGTAGTTGTATTCTATTGTTACTGTCTATAGCGAAGTCCCACATTTGTCCATTAGCGCCAGTTGTGTTTACTCTAGCCCATATAGATACAGAACCTGTTAGTTTAAAATTACCATCAGCTAAAGCAGTTTGAAAAGCAGATGTAGTAAAATCTATTTCGTCATTAGTTCCGTCGAATAATATAGAGTGGTTTATTTCTGTATCTATACCACCACCGTAAACTAAACTAGCGCCTAATCCTAACATTATTCTCCTATATAAGCTATAATTCCACCTCCAGAAGAAACATCTATTTCAGTCCAGCGGCCATAAATAGTTACTCCCTTTGGAAACGTAACTGAATCTACAACTAAACCTTCTGAACCAGATATAGCGGTTTCACTACCATCACTTAAATTGTGAGCAGCTACTTCAGTACCTATGTACTCTAAACCTGCAATTGCCGTGTTTGTGGTATCAGCAACTAAACCTCCAGATGCGTCAAAAACAGTGTCAGCTAACATTGTGATAGCAACAAAAACCTTTCCTGTTGGTGGGCTAATCGCATTTTGCCCGTTAGTAGTATATACTGATCCTAATTGACCAAAGCCATAAGCTGTATCTTGTGATATTGCCATAATTTATTTTTTTACTTTTTCTAGTGATCTACCACCAAAGTAAGCACCGATCACTGTTATTAATACTAATTGTAATAAGTCTACCCATGAAGCTTTAACTTCAAATGATATAACACCAGCATCGATAAATATTAACAACACTGTTGATACACATAAGAATATTAAAACTAATGGTCTTATATTTTTTGATAACCAAGAATCAGATTGCATATCAACCTTCCATCTTTCAGTTACTTGCTTTTGCATCTCAGCTTCGTAACCCATTATCATATCTTTTATTTTTCTTTCAGCTTCAAGCTTTTCTTCTTTAGAAGTGTGTAGAGTATCTATAACACCACCTACACCTTTTACTAATTCAGTAGCTCCACCTGAAAATATTTTACCTAATATACTCATACTATTCTTCTAAAGCTCCTTCTACTGCCTCGTCTACTTTTTCATCTACTTTTTGAGCCATTTTTTCTTTAAGACCTCCTGCAGCTCCAGCGTCACCTCCACCACCTTTACCACCGAATATTTTACCAGCTACACCACCTAGTAATCCTTTACCTTTGTTCATTATATTTTTACCAAACTTAGTTTTTCCTAATGCTCCAATACCAGCACCAATTAATCCAGCTCCTAAAAACTTATTTGGACTGTCACCACTTGTTTCCATTTGAAATGCAGAAGAAGGTGATCTACCATCTTTTAAATTTGGTGTTTCTGATTTTTGGTTTATACCAGGAAGGGTGTGACCCTTCATTTTAAATTTTGCTTTTGATTTTCTTGCCATTTTTATTTATTTTTTTTTGTAGCTTCTTTTTTAGCTTTCGTACCTACTTTGTACGCTAATTTTTCCCATGGAAATGATTTATCACCTTCGGGCTTCCATGACCCCTTATATTTTATTTTACCGTCTTTTCTAGGATATTTATTACCTCTCCAAGTTACAGAGTTGTCATCATACCCTAACTCACCAGTTTCCATACGTAGCATATGATCTCCTTCGTGAGCAACTACTTCCGCTTCTAAAGGACTATTTTTAGGTATGTCTTTACTAACAAATATTGTACCGTCATTATTAGCTTCACCAGCAATACCATTACCTAGTTTTTTTCTTTTCATTTTAAACACTAGATCTTTATGCTCACCAGTACCTCTTACTATTGATTTGTTAATCTTAAATGCCATAGTTACTACTAGTGTTTATGTTTAACACGTTTTCCTCATCACCAGGTGTTTTTACTACTGCCTCGGGATCTGTTGTTGATCTTTGATAATCTAACTGTTCTTGAGAAAGTTTACCTCCTCCTGCTTCTTCTAATTCTTTAAATTCTTTTTGTTTTCTTTTTTTAGCCCTTCTTTCGTCTATTCTTTTATTAATAGCTTTCTGCTGCTCTAAACTAACAAAATCTCTAAAACCAGGTATTTTAACACCTGTTGTAGTGTAGTTAGCGGATGGGTCGAAGTTAAGACCAGTATAGCCTGGATCATCTTCTTGCTCTAAAGGTGACTTTTTATCCATCTCTTTTATATGCTTCTCTACAACATCAGCTTGTTTGCCGTGCGCTTTTACGGCATTTCTTAATTGATTTACTACCTCTTGGAGGTTTTTGTATTTCATTTTAAATCCCATAGTTGTATTTTAGTTTTTATCGTCGTCGTATTTTTCTAAATCACTAAACTTACCTTGATCTGGTGCTTTTACAGGGTTTTTGTAGTAGTATTTTATTTTTGTACCATCACCTTTATCATAGTTTACATATTTTCCTTTTGGCCCTATACTTGGTTTTAAATCTAACCGCCCTTCGTTGATATCAATACTTTTAACTGCCTTACCATCTATAGTGTACACTACTTCTGGAAATTTAGGGTTTTGTGATCCCGGTGTGTCGTCTTGTTTAAATGGACCATCAGGTTTATTGCCCATATTAAACACTTTATAGTTTTGTAAATTATTGTAGTTCTTTGCAGGCGAAGATCCTTGTATCATAGGAAAGCCTTTCATTTTAAATGCCATATTATCTGTCTTTATCTTTTATCATATCATCTATAGCTTTATTATAAACTTTATCTGTATATGATTTGTTATTATAAAACTTACTTCTCTCTGAAGTAGGTAGGTCTTCTTGTCCTAAAAGTATTCTATATATTCTACTTATTAACTGAGAACATTTGAACGAGGTTTTAAACACCGAAAACTTTATTGTAGTTCTGTTTCTGTGTCTCCAAGTTTCTATCCAACCTTCTCTTCTTAGTTTTTCCCACCGGTTTTTATCCCAGCTCATGGTATAAGTACCATCTATAAATTCGTTTCGTGTAAATCTTCCTTTACAATCTAAGTAAATTAATAATTCTAAATCTGCATCTGTTAATCCGTAAGTCTTACAAGCCCACTTTCTTGTGAGCCTGTAATACTTAAGGATATTCATTTCACGCAGATCTTGCGCGGTTAATCTCATTTAAGATTAAGCACCATCAGTCCATGCAACTGCGCTTATTTCTGTAAATGGAGCTGTAGATGCTTTAATAGTAAGCGTGTTATTACCACCAATACTAGTTGATGACATGTACTCCGCTAATCTTAAAGCAACTTCGTCAGATTTACCAGATGTAACTGTTAAATCAACGTTACCATAAGCTGCTACAGCTGGATCAAAAGATGTGATATATATAATCACCGAAGTCGCATCAGCTACTTTAATGGTTTTGATCTCTGAAATAGGTACAATGTGTTCGTCTGTACCTGCAGCGTCAACAAAATGAAACATTTTCATAATTGTAATTTTTTAGTTAATAATTAGGTTAATTGTTTGTTTGTTTTAAGTTTAAGGTTTTTGGTTTCTGGCTTAGGTCTAATCTATAAGTACCACGTCTTGTTGTTTTATAACGTGGTAAAATTTATCTTTATGTTGTATACCGTGGCCTGCGTGTTTATCGTAATATATAACATCGTTAATACATACTCCTTCTACAAGATTACCAATAGATATAACTTTAGCTTTTAAGTACCTATTGTCATCATCTACACTTTCTGTTAGTATTAATCCACCAACTTTCTTAGGCTCATCTTTTATTTGATCTATGATTATGTAATAATTAACTGCCTTCATTTAGTCTAATATTTGAAATTACACAATCAGCGGATATAATAGTAGTTACAACAGAAACGGCATTTTTAAGTGCTGTCTTAGTAACAAGTACTGGATCTATGATACCAAACTCTACCATGTCAACCTCTTTACCAGTTACAACATCAATACCACGGCCTTCAGCAAGTTCTCCTTCTTTTTCTATACCAGCGTTAGATAATATAGTTTCACAAGGAGCTGTAATAGCGTTTAATAGTATTGTTTCACCTATATTCTCAGAGCATACTCTTTCCGATGCGTTTAATAGCGCTACACCACCTCCTGGTACGATACCTTCTTTTAAGGCCGCCTTTGTGGCATATATAGCATCTTCTACTCTATCTTTCTTTTCTTTTAGCTCTACTTTTGAATCAGCACCAACCTTTATAACACCTACAGAACCTGATAATAAAGCTAGTCTTTCTTCTAGTTTTTTCTTTATATAACCGTTCTTTTCTTTTTTTATTAGTTTATGTACTTCTTTTATTCTTTCTTCTATCTCTTGATCAGTGTCTAAAGTAGTTATTATAGTATTTCTGTCTTCGGTAACAGTTTTCTTAGCTTCACCTAGCACATCTAGTGATATACCGTCTAAATCATCACCTAGCTCTTCGTTTATAACAATGGCATTTGTTAAAATAGCTAAATCTTTTACAGTGTCTCTCTTAGTAGGACCAAAGCCTGGTAAGTCTATTATGTTTACTTTGATATTACCTTTAACTTTATTCATTAAAAGCGCTGACTTTACCTGCTGTGCTACTGAAGCTACTATAAGTAAAGCTCGGTTTTGCTTAATTACGAACTCTAATACGTTTTGTATTTTTCTAACGTTAGGTATTTCTGACTCTACAATAAGAATATATGGATTTTCTAGTACAGATCTTTGTTTTTCAGTATCTGTTATAAAGTGAGGTGATGTTAAACCACACTCTATTTGCGCTCCATCAACAATCTCAACGTAAGTTTCTTCTGTTGGTGACTCTTCCATTAAAACTACACCGTTTTCACCTACTTTTTCGTAAGCTTCTGATATAATTTTACCTAATTCTTTGTCGTTATTACAGCTAATAGCGCTAACATTGTGTAACATGTTACCTTTTACGTCTATTTTAGCGCCATTTAGGTAATTATTTACTTTTTCAAGACAAGAATTGATACCTTCTTTTATTTCTCTTATAGAAGTACCATGGTATTTTTCGTGGTTAACTTGTTTTATGAGGGCTTCAGCAAGAACTGTAGCTGTAGTAGTACCATCTCCGGCTTCTTTTACAGTATTTCTTGCTGCTTCTTTAATAAGTGTAGCTCCCATGTTTTCAACCGGATCAAACAAGACAACAGATTCTGCTACTGTTACTCCGTCTTTTGTGATAACCGGTTTACCGCGTCCATCTTCGTATATTACGCACTTACCAGAAGCGCCTAGTGTGGATTTTACGGCTTGTGCTAGCTTATGAACACCAGCAATTATTCGTTTTTTAGCGTCATTGCCAAAGTTTAAGTCTTTGACAATCTCGCTAGGTAGATTGTATTCCATATTTTATTAAATTAAATTAAATTTTTTACGCGTTCTATTAGTTATGAGTAAACTGAGACCGTATTAGATTCATCTGTTTTTGCCAATTAGCAAAATCTGCGTCTGACATATCTGGATTATTATTTTTCCACTCGTTTAATTCTTGTTGTTTCTGTATTAACGCTTGATTTTTAGGTGTGTCAGCAATGTTACCATAAGCTATAGATTTTCTCTTATCAGATACACCCTCTAAATCAGAGATATTAAACGTAGGCATTCCACTAGTACTTTGTGTAGTCTCAACTTGACTAGGAGATACAGCTCCACCTATATTAGCACCTTTCATCATTGATTCTTCAACCATTGATCTTTCAACTGGTGGTTTTACTGGTTCGTCCATTAATCCTTGTAGTTTTTTTCTACGCATTTCTGCCATTGGATCTCTTTCTGGTCGTTCCAATCTAGCTTCACGCTGTTGCGGTTTATCCATCATACCTGAATCTGTTTGTCTACGTCTCGCTATTCTAGGCTCTTCCATTTTTAAAGCAGACACAGAGTGCATTGGAAAACCTTTTTGTTTATACGCCATATTTTTTTTATTTAAAAGTTTTTATTACTTTAGGTCCTTTTACAGACTCTAGTTTCTTAGAAAAGTGCTCGATGCTACCTTCAATAGCGGCTTCGGCACCTTCTATTGTTTCTCTTCTTGTTACCGCGTGCCAATTATCGGTTTCTGGTTCAGACACTTCGGTTTGATAATAACCATTAGCTAATTGAGTTATCCTCCAGTTCTTTTTATCTGAAAGATGTTTCCATTGGTTAATAGTTTTTTCATTAGGTTTTTGGTTGCCAGTTAGTGTACTGGTCTTGTAATACAAATAGGTCATTTTGGTTTTATTTTTGGTTAATAATTATTTTGTTATTCTATTCCATTATCACGCTTCCATTTAGCTAATGTTAGCGCATATGTTTTGTCTGTGTGAAATTCTGTTCTTGGTGGCGGTTGAGGTACTTTTTTTGTTTGTCTAGCTTGAGCCTTTTTCTCCATAACATTTTCTACTACAGGCGCTTCGTCTGTTCCACCCCAAGAACCGTCACCGTGTTTCACTGGTGAAGCTCCTACACCAAAGTTTCTCTGCATTGGGCTTCCTTTCATTTTAAATCCTGACATAACGTTTTATTTATGGTTAATAATTTATTTATCGATTGCTTCCCATTAACGCATCTTTAGATCTTATACCTGTTTTTCTAATTCCTCTTTTTGCTTCTTTATAACGATCCATAAAGTTAGTGTCTCCAAAAGGTCCTTCAGATGTTGATATAGCCCTGCTAGCTGCAGACAATTTATCTAATACTGATAATTTTCTTTTTTTATTTTTAATTTTCTCTTGTTCTAAAGGCGACTTCATAGTTACTGGCGTAGGCCTTTTTGTTTTTGATTTGACTGTTGGAATAGGCTCTGAAGGTCTATTTTTTATATCTTTTTTTATTTTTTTAAGATCAGCTCTTACTTTCTTTTTATCAGCCCCTGCTTTTACCGCTTGTTTAGCACGTGATTTCATGAATTTAACATCAGCTTTTCTTTCGCTTTTATCTGCTTTTCTTGCTTTTCTTTTTATTTGACGCTCAGCTCTTTTAGCAGAAATAGTTTTTTCTTTTCTTACTTTTTTATCATCGTCACTCTTAGATCCTTTTTTAGCTGTTTCTACTTTTTTAGTATAAGTACCATCGTCTTTTTTAGTATAAGTGGTATATCTACCTTTTTCCTTTGTACTTCCGTCCGCCGAATGTCTACCACCTTTAGCATACATAATTTTATCTCCGGATTTTGATATTATTTTTTTTGCTTCCATTTGTGCTGGTGATGACTTTTTGTCAGCAGCGGCTTTTTTCATAGACTCAGTAGTGTTACCATCTCCATCGATGTCTGGATAATCTGGTTTAGCGGCTGGGTATGGAGAATTTTTCTTCATAGTAATTCCGTCTTTATCGGGAGATTTAGTGTTTTCTCCATGTTTCATTTTAGCCATAGCTTCTTTCATCTTGTACGATGTTCTCATTTGAGCCATAGTATTCTTAGTTGCGATTTTACCCATTTTGTATGGGTCACCTTTCATTTTAAATGCCATTGTTTTATTTTTTTACTTTAAAGTTTATAATTTTGCGTCAGGGTACTTTTTCTTGAATTCTTCATCAAATTTAGTGATAGCTTCTACATACTCACCTGGTACGTCAAAGTCAGATGGTACTGGTCTGTTTTTGTAATACTCACTTCCTTGTCCTCGTTTAAAATATCCTTGAGATACTGCTTTAGTTAATTCTGTCGGATCATCTCCTTTTTCTTCAATTGTATATCTCTGAGATTGTTTTGTTTCTGTTGGTTGTTGTGTGCCCTGCTGTGGTCGTTCACCACCTTGTCCTGCTGGGACTCTAAACGACGAAGGAGGATGTGCTTTGTAAAAAGCTATTTCTGCCTTTCTTTGTTCTCTCTTGCTCAAGCCTCTACCATAATTTTCTCTAATCCACTGTGTTCTTCCAGGTATCGATTTGTCTCCATATCTAAGATTATCACCTTTGCCTTTCGTAAACATTGTAGCGTAATCAGCTTGCTTTTGTTCTCCTTTACTCATAGGTCTTGATGTAAACTCACCACCACTTGTCATGTACCTGTTATCTTTTAATTCATCACTAGCCGTTGGTAGTACATTTCCCGTAAAAGTTCCCTGCTCATCATACTCACTTAAGCTATTATCTTGTTTCATTGGTGATACAGGATCTTTTCTATATAGAGAGGGTCCTTTCATTTTAAACTTACCCATAATATTATGTTTTATATTTCTTTATTTAGTTAACTATTTTACATAGTTACATAGAAAAATATTTATTTAAGTGAAAGTGTGACATTTGGTAGTTACTATATTCTTCTTAATAAGCTAATGTCATAAAAAACCATATTATAAATATTGGGG